GTATGGCTCTATATTAAGGCCATACCTATACTCTGCTTATAGCAACATCATTATTTTACTTAATAGTAGTTATCATCACTGTCATCAGGCAGATTACGTATTTCAGCCGTTATACTTTCTAGTGCGTCTACTATTGTATTTCTAGTATCTGTAGAACAATAGCCTAGGATGCGTCCTAAAGATACTCTAGCATCTTCTAATTCATCTCTAGCCGTTTTGGGTTCTTCTACTTCTTCATCTTCCTCGTCTGGCTCATAATCTTCCCATGGTTTTGGAAAATTAGGATCATCTTCACAGCAGCAGCAATCATAGTAGTCGTCCTCATCAGGCTCCTCATAGTCATTACGTTCTACTTCATCGTAGTCGTAATCATCGTCGTCATAATATTGCATTTTATCATCCTTATAAAAAATAGTTACATCAGTGTGATTTTAAACATATCATTACAGTTACACCTCCTTATTTAGATAAGCTAACATAGAAAAGCTTATATAGCTCTTCTATATAAATAATATCTAACTGTTTATACGTCATTTTGATATATAAAATAGCTAGATATATTTACCTAAATAAGGATAGTAATAAGAGTACAATAGGTTTATAACCACCTTTATCATTAGAGTACTATTTACTTAAATGCTTAAGTACATAGTTTAGCGTATCCGTTTCCGCACTGTAAGTAAGTTTACCATCTGGTGTGATATAGAAGCTTTTAGAAGCTAGTAAATTATCTATTTCACGTACTGATTCCTTAGTTATCACTGTGTTAAAGGATATAGTATCACCGTCATCTTGAAATGGATAAGCGATCACAGTATGTGATGCTACCCCTTACACTTTCGTATAAGAATAGACTATATCTTCTAGACTATTGTCTAGGTTAGGCATTTCGATTTAAGAGGTTTTCACTCACCTTCTATAAGGCCCTACTCCTGATGCCGATATTTTTAGGGAGTCGGCTAAAGGATAGTCGTTGAACACACTTCATATCTATAATCTATAGACTTAGAAGCTTCGCTGCGCCGGTTGCCTACATATCTAATAGCGTTTTTACTATGCTTACTGGATACATTACTCCGTAAGTATACTAGTCTATTTCTAGCTAGTAGTAGTATCTATTAGCTTTAAGGGTTTCCCGCAATTAACCTAACTGCATGTGCTACGCACAAGATCTATTGGCCGATAAATCAGCTCCCAAACGAGATAAATGGCTTAATCCTGCTGAAGTACCTTGTAAATACTTCTCTCCTAGTACAGGATATTCAGGTAGCTCTAATGTTTCATTATCTAAATAAACTTTAACAGATCTTCCATTAGCAGTTGTTTTTAAATAAACGCCGGAAGGATAGATCGATCCTAAGTTAATAACTGGATACCTAGTTACTGTAGCTTTAACATCTTTAGATACTTTAGCTACTGATATATAGATCAATTCTCCATATGTTATTGGTCTTAGTTTATTTACATTTACTCCATTAGGTATATTGTTAGTATCTTTAACAACATATATCTCTTTACCTCTATCTTCTACTAGTGCTATATAATCTTCTCCTAGCTTAGCATAATCATTCTTAATAACATCTTGCTTTAATTTATTAAGTATACTATTAAGTCCTACTGTAGTAGTCCAATAGTCTTTATCTTTAGTATTAGCAGTTTTAAAAGTAGTTTTCATAGTCTTACTATCTATTACTTTTACATTGTTATTAAGAGGGTTAGCTACACCTACTACAAAGTATTTAGTAATCTCGTGTATAGCTAATGGTAATATAGATTTAGCAAACTGATATAGGCCTACTGTAGTATCGTTAAAAGATATTTTATTAGGATCTTTTAGATCTTTTACAGTAGTAGGTAATGATGTTAGTACGTTTCTAGTACCATCCATTATACCTCTAGAAGCCCATTTAGATTGTATAAAGCCTTTCTTACCATCTAGTAGATTCTTAATATAGTAGAATATGTCCATAGCTATAAGTTGTACTCTATATCTATATGGATCAAACTGACTATAGTTAGATTCTTTTATAGAGTTATTACGTATAGTATTTACAGAACCTATCATCTTTGCATATAGAGTATTAATCTCATCTTGTGTAGGTCTACCTTTAGCATCTAGCTCTATATCTCTCATACCAGCTGGTATAACATAGAAATATCTAATTAAGTTCTCTTTCTGTAGAGCTTTCTTAATAAGAGCTATAGCAAAGTCTCTAGACTTAGCACCAGTAGATCTAAACTCTACTTGATCTAAATAAGACATAAGGAATTCATATCCTGTAGAACCTTTAGGATCTTCTAGAAATACTTTAGCTTCTTTATTAAAGCTAGCTTTAACTTTACCAGAAGCTATCTTATCGTAAATTGGATCTAAATCTAATAACTGTTTAAAAGCAAACGGATGTATTATAGGTATCTTAAGATCTATATAACCTGCTTTAGTCATTCTCTCTTGTGTACCTACTATACCAAATATAGATTCTGAAAACAGTCCATTTTTATCAAATACTCTAGAGTTAGATTCATAAACAGCTAGAGAAGTAACTTCACCTAGAAACTTAAGATGTTCTGGTTTTATAGTAAGTAGATCGACATTAAATAATTTATCTAATGGTGTAGCCACATTAACACCTCCTATTATTATTAGTATAAAAAATCAGGAAAATCCAGCCTATAAAGGCTTTGCTTGCCTGATCTTTAAGCCTATAGTAGGCTTATTTAAGATCTATTAAGTTTAAAAATAAGGAGAGTCATATGGCAAAAGATGACGATTTAGAAGGATTCGAAGATTTTGACTTCGACGATCTAGATATAGATTTTGATTCTGACTCTGGTAGTCTTGATAACGGTAAGAAACGTAAGAAAGGTGATAGACATCCTATAGAGGATACTATTAAAGATACTTACAATGCTGCTGTAGATAATATTAAGTCTAAGAAGCTACGTGATCATGCTTCTGGTATTATAAGTAAATCTTTATCTACAGATGCTAAAGCTTCTGCTTATGAACTTAAGAGCGAATTAGATAAAATAACAGAAGAAACTAAGAAACAGTTAGAGCCTGTTAAAAAATCTTTATCTTCTATAAGCTCTGGCGTATCTAAAATGATGCCAGAAGGTAAGATAAAGAACATACTTAAAGACTTTAGCGATAAACTAAAAGGTGATACACAATCTTTCTATACAGAACAGAAAGAAACTTTACAAGATTTCCAAAGCTCTATACAAGATGCTATGTCAGGTGTAGAATCCCAAATAGCTAACCTTAGTTTAGCAGCTGGTAGTTCTAAACAGAATCTTGCTAATGAATTATTAAAGAAACAATATATAGCATTAGTAACAGCTAAAGAACAAGATAAGATATTCTATAATAAATCTTTAGAGTTACAATGGCGTACTGCTACTGGAGTAGAAGAGACACTTAAGTTTCAACGTGAACAGTTCCAAACTTTTACTAAACAGTTTGAAGCTATTATACAGAATACTTCTCTACCAGAAGCTGTTAAGATGCGTAATACAGAACTAGCTGGTACTGTATTAAAACAAAAAGCTTTTAACACTATGTCAGAGACTCTATATAAACGTATATCTCCATTAGAGACATTCTCTAATGCTATCAATAAGAAGATACGTAACTATATAGAGAATGCTAAAGATGTGTCTGGTTCTTTAGAAGATCTAGTAGGTCTATCTGATACTATGTCAGATCTAGATTCATTAGGTATGTCTAAAGCTGGAGCAGCTGGTGCTTTAGGTTCTGATCTATTATTAGATTGGTTCTACGGTAAAGCCGGTAAGATGCTACCTAAGTCTATACGTAATAAAGTAGAAGGTAATCTTAACGCAGCTGCTGCTAATCCATTAGACTATCTAAGGTCTTTAAGATCTAATAATGCTAAAGGTCTATTCGGTAAGCTATTTAATAAAGGTATGGGATTTCTAGAAGATGATCTAGATACTAGAAATAAATTCTCTAATATTAAGATTAATAAAGCAGAGTTAGATAGTCAAGCTCTATTCGATGGTAGAACACATAATACTATCAATACTGTTATACCTATGTTACTATCTAAGATACATAATGAAGTATACGGATTAAGAACTGGTAAATCAGTATCTGAAGATACAGAGTTAACATTTGATGTTAAAACACAATCCTTTATTACTAATAAGGATATGAGAAAACAGCTTAGAGCTAATATAGCTACAGATATGATAGCTGTAGCTAGAAGAGCTGCTGTAGGTATGAAGAAAGAAGTAGTAGAGAGATGTAAAAATATAGAGACTGCTAATAAAGATAAGATATTCTCTAATCTAGATAAAGCTTTTATATCTTATATTACAGAATATGGTTCTATATCTCCAGAAGCTATGACAACTACTAAGTTCTTACAGTTTATACCAGATGAATATCAGCTAGAAGCAGCAGAGCTATTCAATGCTTTTCTATTCTCTCTAAGGAACGGAGGTAATAGTAAAGGTACTTATGAAATGTTCTCTAGGTCTGGAGAGATGCTTAAATTATCTCCTATGCTACTAGATAAATATGCTAGTGGTATGAATGCTAATATGATAGCTAAAGAAGGACTAGTAGACTATAATAGTCTTACTGGTGGAGCTACTTTAAATGTTAGTGGTATACAATCTAGATTACATAAAGCAGCTAGAACTAAGAGATATAATCTTAATTCACAACTTAGAGAAGATTATGATGTTTATGATATTAACCTAAGAGAAGATCTTAATACTGATATAGAGAATCTTAAACAGTACTATGGTAGAGCTAGAGATGCCTTTAAGAATGGCACTGATATGTCACATGCTTATAGTTCTAAGTATGGTGTAGCTATTAAATATGGAGATACTCCAGAAGAAGAAGCTGCTGCTAGAGAATATGAAACATTACGTAATCAGTTCATTAAGGATTTTGAAGAGAACTACGAGAATATAGAACTTAAGAAAAAAGATCCAGTAGAGTATGAACGTAAGTTACAAAGAGAGCTTAAGAAGTGGAATAAATCTAGAGAACCTAAATCTCTATTATCTAAAGTAAGCTCTAGCTTACGTAAGTACGTAGATGAACATAAAGATAATCCTGTTATACTAAATCTATTTAAAGCTAAAGCTAAAGTAGAAGAGGTAGAGAAACAATATGGCCCTAAAGCTCTAGATGTATTAGATAAAGCTAAAACTAAAGCTAATGCTAATATAGAGAAAGCTAAGAACTATATTAACTCTGAAGATGGTATAAAGAAAGATTATAACGAAGCTAAGAGTAAGACTATAGCGTTTTTAGATTCAAAAGGTATACCTACTAATATAACTATGGATCAAGCTACTAGTTATCTTAAAGATAAGTATAATACAGCATATACTGCTACTGTTAATGCTTATAATAAAGCACCAGATACACTAGCAGAGTTCCAAAAGAAGTTTAGAACTGAGTATATAGATAAACTAGCTAAGATACTACCACCAGAAGAGCTAGAGAAAGCTAAGACTTATCTTAATAGTACAGACCCTAGAGAAGTTATGCAGAAGGTAGTAGATTCTGCTAATGCTGGTTATGGTTCTGCTAAAGAGATAACTACATTAGGTATACGAGCTGTAAATGGCGACCCTAATGCTATACAAGAGCTTAAAGATAAAGTAGAAAATACTAGTACTAATGCTAAGAAAGCTATGGACGATCTACAAGATCAGTTAGTTACTATAGTAGATAACAATACTAAAGAATCTAAGAAGAAAGCTAAACAGATAGTAGACAAGTTAAAAGGTTCTGATAAGAAACAACCTAGTGATTATAAAAACTATATCAATGCTATTAAGAAAAAGAAAGCTTCTGATAGAACTCCACAAGAGCAACAAGATCTATTAGACTATAGAGTTGATAAAACTTATAATATGTTAGGATCTGCATTAGGGACTCTTAAGAATCCTATGGGATGGATGGCTAAACAAGCTGGTAACTTAGCTATGTGGGGAGTTAAATCTGCTATAAGATTTCCATTATCTGGATTTGCTAAAGGTAGCAGAGCATTCGAACGTAAACTATATGCTAGAGCACTTAAAGATGGTATACCATGGTTATTAAAATCACCATGGACACTTGGTAAAGGTGTTTTAAATACAGGTACTAAATTAGCTAAAGGTGGTGTTAGTTTACTAGGTGGGTTGTTAGATAATCCAGTAGCTAACTTTATGCGTGGTATGGATAAAAAGTTATGGGGTGGTAGTAGAGATGATCATCTCTATGGAGAAGATGATCCAGATAGTCCTGCTAATAAGAACAGTTGGTGGAATAGACTTAAGTCTACTGGTAAAGCTGTTAAAGATAAAGTAATGCCTAAGAAAGAAGATAAGAAAGATAATAGTTTCTTTAGTAAGCTTAAAGGTTGGTTAGGACCTATACTAGGTATAGCAACTACTGCTATAGGTGCTATAAGTTCTGGTGTTACTAAAGTAGCTGGGTTACTTACTACTGGATTCTCTACACTAACTGGATTAGGTATGCGTATAGTATCAGCATTAACAACAGTACTAGGCCCAATAGGTAAACTATTAGGTAAGTCTGCTGTTAAACTAGGTGGTGCTGCAGCTGCTGGTGCTACTAAAGTAGCTGCTGCTGCTGTTAAGACTAAAGCAGGTCAAGCTGTTGTAGAAGGCGCTGCAGCTGCTTCTAGTAAGATAGCTAAAACTAGTTTAGCTAAGAAGATTATTTCTATCTTAGAAGGATTTAAAGGTACTATACTAAAACGTTTAGGTAATAAAGCTGGAGCTAAGCTAGTAGCTTCTCTATTAGGTAAGATAGCTTCTAGAGCTGTACCTATATTAGGCTGGGGCTTATTACTATACGATGCTGCTAAAGCTATTAAGTATATGACAGTAGATGGATTATCTATAGGATCTGCTGTATCTAAAGCAGTGTTAGGATTTGACCTATTTGACGATAATGATCCTGCTGTAGATGAAAATGGAGAACCTATTAAACCAGATGAACCTGATGTAGCTAAATCTAAAGCTTTACAAGCTCAAGCTGAAGAAGACTCTAAGAAGAAAGAAACTGGTCTATATGTAGTAGATAATAAAGCTGTTACTAAAGAAGAGTTTGAGAAAGCTCAAGCTGAGAATAAGAAACGTAAAGCTAATGGAGAAGATGAACATAAACTATATTCTAAAGTAGTTATTACAGAAGATAAAACTGTATCACAATCTAGAATAAAATATAAAGATTTTCTACACGCTTTAAATAGCTTACCTATGGCAGATAGACAACTTAAACTTAATGCAGATCTAGATGGTATTAAACAAAACTTTGGTACTCTATTAGAAGGACATCTATATGACCTTGGAGAACCATTAGGTAATGTATACTGGGATGTATTAGGTTCAGAATCTTCTATAGTTATTAAGAACCTAAATGATGGTACTTATAGAGATCTAGAGATCTCTAGCTACTATGATGCTCTTAAAGCTATGGGTAATGATAATGTTAATAAGTTACTAGATGCTGTAACTGGTAGTAGCTCTTGGAGCAGTAATCAACAAGCTGTATACTTAGAGTGGCTTAAGAAGAAGATTAACTCTATTATGGATGCTATACTAGAGAAAGCAGAGAAACTTAAAGGTTCTGGTATAATGGGTATATTAAAAGGTTTATTAGACTCTATATTCGGAGGTAAATCTGATATACCTAAACAGAATACTAATGTACCTAGAGTAAATACTGGTAATAACTTTGATAGTAGATCTAATACCTATATGGATAATAAAGCTACTATAGGATCTGGTAATCTTAACTTTAGCTCTAATGGAGTTTCTATCTACGATAAGCAAGGTAGTAATAGTAAAAGAAAAGAAGGATTCGATAAGAAGAATCTATTAGATATAACTAGAAGAGCTATGGAGAGAGCTGGTTGGGGTCCTACAGAACAAGCATTGTTTCTAGCACAGATTACACATGAAACTGGCAACTTCCGTTATATGGAAGAGCTAGCTAGTGGTGAAGCTTATGAAGGCAGGAGAGATCTTGGTAATACTCAACCTGGTGACGGTACGAGATTTAAAGGTAGAGGACTTATACAGGTTACTGGTAGAGCTAACTATGAGAAGATAGGTAAGATGTTAGGCTTAGACTTAGTTAATAATCCTGAACTTATAGCTAATGATCCTAAAGTAGCTGTAGACGCTTCTATGGCATGGTGGGAGCTTAAGAAGAAAGAGTCTAAGAAGTTTAGAGAGTCTATAGAGAATGGAGATATAGTAAGTAATACTAGAGGTGTTAATGGCGGTTATAATGGGCTAGGTGAACGTACTGCGTACTACGAACAATATAAAGAGTTCTTAGCTAAGAATGGTACTGGTGCTAATCCAGCAGACACTCCTAACTCTGATCAAGCTCTTAATCAAGGTTATCAAACTAGTTCAGGTTCATTCAGTGGTGATGCTTCTGCTGTAGTACCATCTGGAGATCCTAAAGTAGATGCTATGGTATCTGCTATTAACTCTACAGCTACTCCACAGTCTAGAGGTAAATGTGCTACTGCAGTTAGAGAAGCTTTAGATGCTGGTGGTTTTAAAACAGCTGATGGTCAAACTGTTACACAAGCCTTTAGAGATAAAGGTTTAGCAGGTTCTGCCTATATGTACGATAGTAACGGTATACTCAACTCTGTAGGATTTTCTAAGATAGATCCTAACACAACACCAGCTACAGGTGATATAGAAGTATTTCCTGGTTCTAGCGCATCTCCACATGGACATATACAAGTCTATAATGGTAATAACTGGGTATCTGATTTTAATCAGAATGGTGGCTCTATGAATAGACCATACGGTGCTCCTGGTTCTAAATATGCTGGTATAACACCTAGTATGTTTAGATACTCTGGTAGCTCTCCAGTTCCAGATGATGCTATGGCTTCTAAACCAGATGGAGCTACTGTAAACTCTACAGATAGTAGTACTACAACATCAGCTGATGCTGGTAATACTATACTAGCTAAATCTATAGATGCTGGTAATGCAACACAGAATCAACAACTTGATGTTCAGAAACAGATGCTAGAAGCACTTACTGCTCTTAATAAGACTATAAGCGCTACACCATCTGATAGAATACAAGATACTCGTAATGCTGTTAATAACAATACTAACTATACTGGTAGTAAAAATGATAGACAGGTAGCTAGCAGAACTGATAGAGCTAATGCTCTGTATGATATATCGAATGGTATCGGAACTGCTGTAGACCCAGCTTTAATAGGTAAAGATAAACTAGCTAACTGGTAAAGCTGGATAAAAAAAAATAGATGCTACTAGAGTACCGTAAGGTACTCTAGTAGTTATCTTATTTCTTATTATTCTCTTTATAGTATTTCTCTCTAGAAGCTTTATCTTCTTCTTTCAGTCTAGCTTTATCGAATACACCTAAATGCTTAACAGATTTATAAGATTTAATAAGTTCTGTTATGCTTTCATCGTTAAACCTATCTTCCTTAAGTAGCTTCTCTATGTTTCTTACTATATCTAGATAAGTACCTAGTTTAGTTATGTTCATAAGTACTGGAGTACTAAACTCTGGTACATATTTATTCCTTACTACATACTTAGCTATAGTCAATGGTAGTTTATTCTCTTTTAACCATTTCTGTAGCTTACTATCTTGTGCTACTCTAGTACATATTACATATGCCACTATAGCCCAATAGTTAGGTAGTTTAATAGTAGGTAGCTTTCTTATTATACCAAGATCTTTATTACTAAACTGTCCTTTAGTTACTAACCTACTAGGATAATATTTAGTACTTACGAACTGTATAAACCTACCTATACTTCTTACATCTCCTATTACTGTTCTAAATAGATAGTTATAGTTAACACTTAAGCTTCTACCTAATTGGGATTTACTTTCAGCTACTAGTGATATATAGTCTTTACCTTCTTCTAGTCCTTCTATATTAGGAAACTCTACTCTATTCATTATCCACTCCTTCTACTATACCACTCTCTGGTAGACTATCTATATACTCTTTTCTAGTTTTAGCTATCTCAGCTTCAGATTGAGCTTCATTCTCTTTTACTAGCTTAGGCGCTAATAGGTTTACTATACGCATACTAAGTACTCTTAACATCATACCTTGTACGAATAATGCACCATAAGTTTCTAATATAGAGTTCTTATACTCTGGCATAAGATTTACATACGTTTTATGTAGATCTTCGTCAAATCTAAGTGGAGTATATATTTCAGCTACAAAACTAGACATACTAAATATGTTTACACCTTGTTGTACAAAACTAGTATTCAATATCTGTAGTATCTCTATTCTAGTCTCTTGTTGTGCTGGGTTAGCAAATATCATACGTTTATATCTATCTAGACCTTTAAACGTAAAATAACCAAATGTGTTTATAGTATCTAAATCACTTAGAAAGTCTGTTAAAGCTTTTACATTACCGTAGCTATTGACTAACATCTCAGCTGCTTTATCTAATATCTCTTCTGTTATGACTACGGTTTCTTCACTACTCATTGTCTTCTCTTTTCTTGCTATTTTTAGCTTTAGCATCCCTAATAAGCTCTCTTAGTTCATCTTCAGATAGATTACTAAGATCTGTTAGTGGACCAGCTGTATTTACTACATGTTGTGTAACTTCTATCCATTCAGAGTTACGTTTAGTACGTACAGCAACAGTAAATCTAAAATCTGTTATCTCTAATAGATGTGATATAGTCTTAACGAATACGTTAAACGTCATGCTACTATCTGTAGCTTGATCATATAGCCTCACATCTAGTTTCTTATCTAGTACTGTATCTAATTCAGTCCTATAGAGCCTATCTTTAAGCTCAGCTCTCTTACACAGTACTTTAAGTTTATTAGTAAGCCCCATCTTACCTACTAATGCTCTAAACATAGCTGCTAATGTACCATTAGCTGTATGTTCAACTTCTTTACTATATACTTCGTTAGAAGTATGCTTAGCTCCCTGAGTAACTTCATTACCCATTTTAAACTCCAATCTTTCTATATACGTCTATATAGAAAAGTTTTATTTTATAGAAGAATAGACTTGATCTACTATTCTTCTTATATAAATAATATGTAACTGAATTGTTCTCAGATTGACACTGAGTTTAACATCTTGTTTCATACCACTATATATATTAAAATAGTTATCAAACTTCTTAAATACTTCTAATAGTCTTTTTATATCTCTAATAGGATCTACTGGTATTCTACCATCACTACTAAGAAACTCTAAATAGCTAATATGGTTTATCTTATCTCCAGATACTAATACAGTCTCTATATAGCTATTTAATATATCTTGTTTCATTATCTCTTCTAGTACTTCTATATACCTATCTATATTATTAAATATAAAATCAGATTCTAGCCTATATAGTAACTTTAGATCTATATCAGAGTTTATTATCTTATCTATCTTATCGCCATATGTTAATGGCTTAGATTTTTTAAATAACCAATCTAGCATACGGCTACCTTTCTTTATAAAATATTTACTATAGAACTCTTTTAAAAAAATATATTAAGCTACACCCTACCATTCTAATATTACTTAGAATGGTAGAGTGTACATATAGTGTGGATTTATTATTAATTCTTTATAAGTAACATAAGCCATAGATAAACTATCTATAGCATGCTCTGATAGTAAACTTAGATCTATTAGATTAGCTATCTCTGGTATCTTATAGAGGTTCTCTCTCATAGAGTCTTTATCTGCTTTACCAGTAGCTCCTACAGCAGCTTTTATATACTTAGGAGCATATTTAAATATTCTACACCAAGGATTAGAGATTCTACTAGATAGCTCTATAGTAGCTACATATTGAGATAATTGTATAACAGATTTAGGAAATCTACTATTCATAAACGCAGCTTCTAATCCTATAGCTAATGGGTTATAGTAGTAGTGTAAACCACTTATAACCTCTCTAAGTTTTACTAGCCTAGATAACATAACATTATAAGTACCATCATCTACATATCTATCTAATACTATAGTTTGGCTCTCTATAGCTACTATATTATTAGTTATTGTATCTATATGTAGTATGCCTATACCTAGATTGTTTCCTGGATCTATACCTACTATAGTATAAACATTATCATTACACTCCATAGTCTAAATCCTATTTATAAGGATCTATATTATAAAATGGCTCTGCGCCACCTATCTCTATAGCTCTTTGGAATTTCTCTTTACTATTTAAGTCTAACATAACATCAAGATCTAAATCTACAAAATAAGTAACTTGCATATCTACTGCTTCAGTACCATAAGAAGTACTTACATCATAGCCATGGCATATACCTAACTCTGTTATCTTAACTACATTCTCTAGGTCTAGTAGTTTTAATACATTCTTAAGTTCTTTTTGTTCATCTTCTAGTAGATTAAATTCCATCTTAAATCTATTTATAACAGAGTTAGTCTCTATAGCTAGTTTAGGATCAGATGGTTTATGTACTGGAGTAGGATTTAAGTATCTATCAGAATCAAACTGCATTATACTTAATACATCGTTTTTATCTATCTTATTAACTAAGTAGTTATAGTTTCTATAATCTATAAGATCACATACTCTAGCATAATATGCGTAGTAGTCAGTACCTTTGATATTGATTGTCTTACGTAGTCTATACTTCTGTCTAGTATACATATCAAGATCATTACTAACTTCTCTTATTATAAAAGGTATATGGTTAAATAGTGCTGCATCTAGTACAGAATGTGGGCTATACTTATAAGCATTTACATTATCTATTATAATATTACCACCTACACCTAGTACAAAATATTTAACTCTAGGGAATACAGGTTGTTCTATAGTACCAGTTGGTGTATGATCACCTGGCATAACAGAGAACTTTTCATTTAGAGTAGTATTCTTATGTACTTTATAGTACCTATTAGCTAACATAGCATTTATTAGTGTTAAACCATATATAGTAAGTTGGCTACTTTTGATCATCTTCTTCTCCTAGTATAGCTTCCATAGTTAGCTCTGGTTGCTCTAAACTAATCTCACCTGGTACAAAATCAGGTCTACTTAGGTTTACATCATCGTCTTGTAATTGAACATCTTTGGTCTCAGTACCACGGAGAGCTTGTTGTGCTCTCTTATTAGCTTGTTCTCTTAAGATACCTGTAATAGTAGCTTTAATCTCAGCTTCATTCTTAACAGCAGTCTGTTTAAGTCTAGTGTTAGCTGCTTTATCTATAGCAGTGTCTATAGAGTTAAGTACTTCATTAGCTACTCTTATATCTCCAGCTCTCTTTGGAGCACCTTCTTTAAATATTTCTCCCATGATACTAAGTCGATAATTAAGTGTTCTATCAAGTAGTTCTTGTTCTACTTCTGTATATATGCTATTATTGCTTTCCATAATTATTTAATATTCCTTTCTAATATAATATATACTTAAGATCACGCAAAGGTACTTTATTAGAGAATACAAGAAGTTATTAGATTAACATAAAATATAGATATGGAGTGTATAGAAAATGAAGATACATATGTTCTTATATACAGATGGTTCAGCGGGACCAACTGTACCAGGTTATATAGGTATGGGCTATCATGGTTACTACTACGATGATGAAGCAGAAGTAAAACGTTCTGGAGATGTACCTAAAGATGGTTTTCCTTCTAAGGTAGGTTATTTAGGACCTGATAATATGTCTGGTTACTCTAATATAGAGCACCTTAAAGTAAATCCTATAGGTTACTTAGATGGCCACTATTCAGATGGTATAGCTATAGGTTCTAGTAATGAAGCAGAGACACAAGCTATTAAGATAGCTCTAGAAGAAGTTACTAAGTATATGGTAACTAATGATCTACCTTTAAAACAACTTACTATACTATCAGATAGTCAAGTAGCTCTTATTATATATACTAGAGTTATGAAACATATTAAAGAGAATCCAGATTGGTTAACATTAGATCAAGTTAAACTTAGAGAAGAGATTGATAAGAAGTATGGTTCTATAGCAGAGTCTACTAAACAACATATTACAGAACTTATACCATATGTATATTCTAAGCTTAAAGAGCTTAATAATCCACATATAGTATTTGAGAAAGTAGCTGGTCACTCTGGTAATATTGGTAATGAAATAGCAGATATGCTAGCTGTTACAGCTAGAAAGAACTCTAAAGATGGTAACTTAGTAAATAACGTAGTATGGAATACAGAACGTTATTGGAAACCTAATATAACTAGACATCCATTCTTAAGATTTAGACAACTATTCTTTATACATAATACAGATAATAACATTAAACCAGATAGTGCTTACTTTACTATTATGGACTATGGTTCTATAGATATAGGTAAACGTTCTGGAGAACCATTGTATGGTATGGTAAGACTAAATGAAGTACCTACTGATATAGTAGACGTCATTATGTCATACCAGAAGACATTTACAGAATATCCTATGTTAGTATACACATTAGACTTAGATAAGTTCTATAAACCAGAGTATAAGAGATTCTTTAGTGGTTTAGGTAAAGATGCTCTAGTACCAGATAAAGGTGGTAACCTATCTGTTATGTCTAGAGATACTATGATATATCCTATTAAACCATCTGGTCTGGCTAAGAGAGTATATGATAAAACAACTTCTTTAATCTCTATACTAGAGAGGGCTAGAGAGGAAGTTAATACACATAAGAATGGTACTAAAGGTAGATGGTATTTTGATATTACTAGTAGAATATATACAGCTAGTGGTAAGAAGAATATTTGTACATTAGCTTCTGGTACTAAAGATATACCATTAAAAGGTTTTGAGTTAGACTCTAAAGAGCATGCTCTTAATAATAAACTTATATTAGGCATAGATCTACCAGATCGTAATACTCTTAAGTCTATGGAGAGTTTTGATCCTAAAGTATATGTAATGTTCCAACAAGATGGACCAGCAGCATTCAGTTACTATACGTTTATATTTGCAGATTCTATAGGTAGTTATGGTATATATCATAACTTATTTAGTAGTCTAGTATTGTTTAACACTAAGAAAGGTAAATAATGAATTTTAAAGAAGAATTAGCTAAATATAGAGAAAAGAGATCTATAACATTAGAGTCTCAACTACCAGGATTAACAAGTAACCTCTTAGAGGAGGTTACTGAACTTAGTAGAGCTACTGAGCTAGTTGATGTTATAGATGCTATGCTAGATTATAATGTATTTCTAGCTAATGCTATAGAAGGTATAGATATAGATCCTATTTTAGATCCTGAGATACTAAAAGAGATAGAAGAGAAACATAAGAAACTATCTGTAATGACTAATGAAGATCTAGCTCTATATAAGAAATCTTTAATATCTCTATTACTAGAAGGTATTAGAGCTTCTATAGCTATCAGTATGCCTAATATAAAACAAGAGCATATAGATAGCTTTACAGAATACTTAAATGGTATTATAATCAATATTAAATCTAGTATAACTTTACTTAACTATGATTATGAGAAATGCTTAGAAGAGGTTATGAAAGCTATACATACTAGAAAAGGACATTGGGATAGTACTATTAGCAAGTTTGTAAAAGATAAAGTACAACCAGATAGATACGAACCAGATTACACTAACTGCAAACTATAAAAGACAACTAGAGTATGTCTCGTACATACTCTAGTTGCTATAATTCATTTTATTTAGGAGTGTAAATGAAAAAGATCAGTTCTCTGTGCTACACTGCTTAACTTATAATCTAATAAACACAAACATTATCAGACTATTTATTATTCAGCTGGCTGATCCTCAGTAGAACTATTAGACTCTTCAGTTGTATCTGTAGATGTAGACTCCTCTGTAGTTTCTGTAGTTTCTTCTGTAGACTCTTCAGGGCTAGATTCATCTCCCATATCCATATCTTCGTCCATACGCATATCCATATCATCACCTTCAGAACCTTCTTCAGATCCCATATCAGAGCTATTATCATAACCTCCGTAATCAGATCCAGAACCCATATCTCCAAATTTATCTATAACTTGTTTTTGATAAGATTCAGATAGTTTCTTAACATCTTTACCACGTCTCTTAGCATACTCTATAAACGCTTCTACTACAGATTGTGACATATCAGCATTCTCATCTAGGAATGGATACATTAGATGTCCATCATCTTGTTTTACATACCATTCGAATAACTCTGGCATATAGTTATTATTCTGTAGCCATTTCTTAAGAACACCAGCTTTTATAATACCTTTAATTTTATCAGCATCACCACCAGCTCCACCTATAAAGTATGTATCTAATAACTCTGGAGAGTATAGAGCATCTGCCGCAGAGTCTAATCTAGTTTTAAACCCATCGAATGCTTGTGCTTTCTCATCATCATTACCAAACTCTGGATATGGTAATACTACTTCTAACTCTGTTCTAAATACATCGTAGATATACTCTGCCATATCAGAAGCTTTTACTTTAGATAAACTAACTTCATTATCTTCTGCAGTCTCTGCTTTAAGATGTTTATTTATAACCTCTTTATTAGCTTTTATAGTATCTAGTACTTCTTGTTTTAATAATGGATCATTAGTTAAGTATTTACGTACATGCTTACTAAGCATTAACATAAACTTATCTTGTAACCTTATGATACGTTTTGCTAATAGTTTATTCTTAAGTACTACAGTAGCTGCAAAATCTTCTTTAAGACCTTGCTCTATAAGCTCTGGAGATATACCTAATGATTTTAATATCATATTCATTATGTTAGTATAAGTTTCATTACCAGAGTCTATAACATCACCACCTATGCCAGTTCTAGTATCTCTAGTTACATCCATCTTAGGTAGATATGGAGATACTACTTTAAGAGTATAACCTTGTCTTATTATCCAGTTGTGTAATGAAGTATGTTCTGTAGTACCTAGAGGAAAGCCTACGTTATTAGTACGTAGTACTTCTGACATATACTTTTCAGCACTAACCATAGGGTTAGTATCATCTTCATCTAGCTCTAGTGTAATATCAGTAACTGGTATCATATTTTGTATACTAGATTTAACATTAGCATATAATAACATCCCCGCCATAGATGCTAATACTAGTAGATCTTCTAATAGTGATTTACCAGTACCATTCTTTCTATAATCAAAAGCATAGTATTGTACTAACTCTACTGGCATATATAGTAGTTTAGTACCTTTAGACTGTAAAGCTCTAGCTAGCATAACTCTATATATATCAGCACTCTCTTTTACATCTACTAGTTCATCTAGATGTCCATTACGTAATCTAGATTTGATCATATGGTCTACTATATCGTTATATAGTTGTTCCATACCTTCTAAACCAGTTACATCTGCTAAACCACCGAATAGACCTAATCTAGCTTTATTTATAATATTAGTTTTAATATCACCACTACCTACAGGATTTTGAGTATTACCACAAGCAGCCATAAGATCGTAGTCTTCTAATGCTTCTACTAGGTTAATAGGATTACCATATTGATCTAGTACTACGAAGTAACCTACGTGTCTCTCTGGTTCTCCTACAGCGTATATAGGTATTACAGATTCTACAGGTAGTTTCATTACTAATGGAGTATCTACAGACTCTCTAAAAGTTTCATCTTCTTTTAATACAAACTCCATTTCGGATGGTTTACTACCAGTATTATTTCTAAATAAGCTATTAAGATATTCTATCTTATCATTACCTAGTTCATCTTCTAGGTTCATAGTGTATTTATCTTTTTTACTATCTCCAGTAAGGTTATCTCTTATGTTCTTACCAGATCTAAGTATAGAGTAATCTGATGTAATCTCTAAGTTAAGATTAGCTTCTGAGAATGTAAATGTCTTCTTACCTATATCTGTTTTAGCATCTGCAGATACTACACCATACTCTCTCTTTAGAGACTCTCCATTTACACTATAAATAGGTTTACTATTATTCTTACTAAATGCTAGCATAAGAGCTTCTGAATTGATTCTACTACCTTCATTATCTACATATTGAAAGTTATTATTTACTCCATTATAGCCACCAGAATAGTTAATGAGTCTATCTACAGAAGCTTCTGGAATGATAGCTTCTACATAAGCACCTTTAGTAAATAGAGCTTCTTCTAGTATAGTTTGTAGTTTATCTTCTAAGTGAAAGTTTCTCTCTATGTATTCTTTTATAGTATTGATTATACTAGACTTAACAGACGTAGCTAAGTTAAGACTAGGTGCTTGATAGTTAAATCCACTAGTAACCATGCTATTTGGATCTATAATACTAGATGTCATAATCTGTATACATATCTTTAGATCTGGTAATAGTTTAAGTATAGATTCATTATTACGTATCTTATTAGCGATAGATCTTACTACAGCCTCTTGGTTATAAGCTGTGTAAGGACGTCTGTTGGCTGATTGCCCTGTATTTAGCTTGCTTAAAGCAGCAGCTACTTGTGGGGCAGTATTTATTATGTTTGGAATATTTGGTTGTATTAATTTATCATCTGCCATAATTATATCCTTTCTACAATGAGTAAATAAAAAACAAAAAGGAGGCTTCAAGATGTATACCATAGATCGCTATATGGCTAACATCAGGCAGCTCACGAATAGCCTTGTAATTAAGGTAAACGAGCTTCCTATGGTAGTAAATATAGGTGTTGAAAATACTATTGGTTACGATCCAGGTAAGCATAAACCAACTAGAGCAAATATTAAAACTTGGAAGTATTATCTTAATATAGCTGGTAAAATGCATCCGCTAGATAAACCTATTAAGATACGTGTTATAGAAACTGAAAGAGAAGAGGTACTTACTAAAGAACTATTAGATAGATACCCTATGACTAAAATAGAGCTATGTAAAATGGACAAGTTCTATACTAACTTTATAAATACCTATCCAGAATACCAACGCTATATACATGGTTGTATGTTTCCAGTAGATATAGATAGAGCTATAGAAGCTAAAGAAGGTACTATACTAGCTTATAATAAAGATCTAGTAGAAGAGAATGAATATTACTTAATAGAAGAGCTAGAGAAGTATATTAAGTCTATGTTATCTAGATACCATGTAAAACCATATTCTATAGTAGATGAACTATATATAGCTTCTCTTATGGGTTATCTATATGCTGCTATATATGTTAAGATATTTAACTTAAGATTAGAGAAGATAGGTACTTTTCAAGTACACAGTTTCCACTTAGAGCATTTCTTTAGATCTAGAATGGACCTATGGGATGATGTTAATATACTTAATAAAAGATCTCTATTCTGGCTATATAAGAACTTAGACTCTATGATGCATAATGTAGGTAAAGAATCTACCTTTAAGAAAGTCTATAATAAGTTATTCGCCATGAACTATGTAGGTATTGGAGAGTATACTCTAAATAGACCAGATCCTAAGTTCCACGATAATAAAACTGATGTTTCTAATCCATCTTATGTTAGAGATTCAGCTACGTTAGTAACTAAACAACTTAATAACTATTACCTTACTAATAATGGTTCTGAAGAGTCTGTTATAAGTATGACATCTAGAGAGCTTACTGGTCTAGATGATGTAAATAAGAATATGCCTCCAGTATTCCAAAAGTATATAGAGAAAGTTACTAAAGAAGAAACTGATAAGAACATACTAGCTGTACAGAAGACTAAGATATTAGATATAGATCGTTCTAACTTACTTAAGAAAACAGGATTAGACCTATTCTCTTTAGTTATGGACTATTGGGCTTATGCACTACATAAAGATAAACTCTATAAGCTTAAAGTACAATATGATGGTAACGTATATACAGATCAAGATAAAACTACTTTTGGTAATGCAGAGATTGATTATGTAGATACTGAGAATAAGATCTATACAGTAACTCCTAAGATAGGTTTACTAATGCTTATTAAGCTTATGCTATATGCTAGTAATAACTTAGATCTTAAGATAAGTAAAATAACTTATAATAGAGTATGTGACTTTGATAAAGATAACTTTCAGAAACTAATAGATACTGCTATTATAAACGATGGTGTATCTAAACCAGTACTAGAAGCTATTAAAGAGAATCTACCTACTGAACCAGAGTTATTTACTACTATAAGTATATTTAAAGATTTTATTAATAATGCTATAGATCTTAGTAAGATAGCTTGGGTAATGGCTAGTAACGTACAGAACTTCTTTACTTCAGATGCTATTAAAAGAGTATTCGGTAGTATTACTAAAACAGATAGTTTCCCACTAAGTGATGATGGTAAAGAGTATACTATAGACCAACTACTTAAACAGAATGGTATAGTATTTCCTATTAACCAATATACAGATATAGTAGCTACTATGAAAGCTATGATAAAAACATTTACAGGTGTAGAGTTAGACCAAGAAGATGTACTACTTCAAAATATGGATAAGTATAGAAGAATTATTAAGAAACTAACTTCTTATAGTCTACAGGCTATGGGATCTGCAGGTGTTATAGACGATATTACTGTTTATTATAATAACCCTACAGTATTAGTTACTAAGAACGGTTTTGTACTAACATATGGTTTAGAACTAGATGGTTTAGAATATGATATAGCTAGACTTAAAGCTTATGCTTGGGATAATCCATATTACCTTAATGTTAATATTATAGAGCTTAGAGCTAAGATGGTTATAAATAAACTAAAACCTATATCTGGCCATATGGTAATAAAAGATTCTGAATTAAGAAAAGATGGTTACACTTATGGATATTCTGCAGACTTTGAAACTATACCATCATTCCGTCTAGATGACTATAGATGGTATAATGATTGGCTTACTGTTAAACAAGCTAAACTAGATGCTCTAGAGAATGAAATAACAGAACTAGATGGAGGTTCTATAGATAGCTCTATAGCTCCACATAGTAATACTATAAACCTTAAATCTGCTATAGTAGAGTATAAGAAAGCTTATGGAGAACTTATAGTAAAAGATGGTCCATGGTTAGAGAATGTAACTGCATATGGATTTAATACATTACCATCATTCTGGGATGCTAACTTTAAATCTACAGATTTTCTATCTACTGTAGGTATAGATCTTACTCCAGTAGAAGAAGTAGAACATATGTTATCTACAGAAGCTACAGAGATGAATAACAAAGTAGAAGCTACTAAAGAGGTTAAAGGTAAACTTAAACTAGTAGAAGAAGCTACTGGTGATATGTTAGAGAAACATATAAGCTTTGCTAATGAAGCTACTTATGATTTTAATAATAAGTATAAGGTAATGGATATAACAGATTTTGTATATAATACTAAATATGTTAAGATAGGATTAATGGCATTTGCTAATGGTAAAAATAATCCTAATGAGCTACTTACTTATGTTAATAAAGAAGTTGCTAATAATGCACCAGAAGTAGTTACTAATAAGACTGGAGCTCTAATAGGAGCTCGTGGTAGAAAACTAGATATAGATCCTATAGGTAGAGAAGATGCCATAGGTTTAGCTATGTTACCTTATGTAGTTACTACTAAGAAAGGTAATACATTTTCATCTCTTATGTACTTAGGTCTTATAGATAGTGATGGTAATATGGATGTTTATGATTGTACTAGTATACCAGAGTCTAATAAGATAACATTTGATCAGGTAGCTATGTGTCCTGTAGTTAAAACAGTACCTAATGTAGTACATGGTGAAACTATAGTATTACCTTCTAAAGTATCTAAAGATAAAGTAATAACAGTATATGCTAACTTAAAAGATAACTTACAGTTACCAGGTAGTATACGAGCTACATCTAGCTTAGAAGATAGTTTCTATCCTATAGAACCTAATGCATCTGCTAAACCAAACTATAAGCACTCTGCAGGTAGTAGAGTAGAATCTAGCTTAACTGGTCTTAGTGGCGGTCAACCTACTCTAAATGAAAATGACACTATGAATAGCATATTAGGTTACTTCTTAAGACACTATTCTTCACCTACTGGTGTTAAAGTTAATGATAAACGTATCTTACGCTTATCACACTGGATACGAGATAACTATAAACTTTATATATTTAACTCTAGATCATTCTTAGAGACTAATATACCTTATCATAAACGATTTACACTACGTGATCATTTAGTTAAGATATTAGCTTATAAGGATACAGATACTGTTAGTAACCAATACAAATGGTTAATGATTAACCATAGGTACTATAAATTACAATCTGATATTAGGTTTACTAACTATGAATATCCTAGGTTAGGTAATAATAAAGAGAGTTTAGCTATACTAGCTAACTGTCCTATACTCTATATAGATATGATAGAATCTACAGATGAATCTGAAGCTAATAAGTTAGTTATAGTAGAAGTAGATAGAGACTATGATAAACCATGTGTTAACTATGGAGTATTTGATAGGAGCTATAGTTATGAAGAGTTTAAAGCAGAACTAGGTGAGCATACTGATATTGGTAATATACCTAGATATGAACTAGCACCAGAGTTTAATAAACTAATGTTAACTCCATCTGCTACTTATCAAGAACTATTAGATAAAGTAAAAGATTACTTAGGATACTGGGAGATAGGTAAATTAGAATTAGTTAATGTAGGTAATAACTTAGTTACTGGTATATCTACTACACCAGCTAAAGAAGAGATACTATCTAAGTATGGTACAGACTATCCTTGGTTAAAATACTTAAATATAGAAGAGTAAGAGAGTTATACTCTCTTACTCTTCTTAATAGTTTATAATGTATTTTTAATATGCATACCTTGTAAGTAATACTTAAGTGTTCTAGTAGAAACTACTCCACCATTACTAACTAAGTTAGCTACATCTAGTATATCTTTTTGGGATACTTCACCATTATTAGCTAACTGTCTTACATATTCAGATTGTGCTTTAAGATCTCCACCCCGTATTCTAACCATCTCAGTAGCAGTATCTTTCATATCCATAGCTATAAGCATCTGTTGCTCTGGATAAGTTAGTTTACTAGATCTAGATTTACCAGCTACTTGACCAGTTAGTACATCTGTAGTCATACTGTGTTCTGGTATACTTATCTTTTTAGATAGTAACTGTTGCGCTCTTCTTATAGGTAGTATCATAGTTAAAGCTTTTATAGGTAACATGTGATCTGGATAGTCTGGATGGTTAGTTACCTTAACTCTTTGAAAGAACTCATGTCCTAACTGTTTAGCTACTCTAAAGTTATTTTCTACAGATACTCTAGTTTTACCATCATTAGGTACTACTATAGAGATATGTATCTTACCTTCTTTCATACCTACCATAAACCTATCAAACTCTTCATCTGTCATTCTATCGAATAGATCTTGATATAGTTTAGTATTCTCATTACCAGCTACTATAGCACCTACATACTTTATTATATAATCTTGTACTGCTTTACGTTTTGTGTTCATATCTAATGTTACCTTTAACTCTTATTAGAAAAATCATCGATTAAGCAAAAAAGGATCAGCTAGACTATATTTCAAGTCTAGCCAATTAACGTTTACAAAAAGATCAGTTATATTACTTAACTTCTAGAGTAGCTTTAGCTTCCTTCTCTGCTTCTAAGAATAATTCAAATACTTTATTAGCAGCTAAGTAAGGTACTACAACCTCTTCTATCTTCTCTATCCATTTATCATGTTTACCAGACATATCTATAGCAGCGAATACCATTTCAACATTCTCTAGCTCTAAATAGCTTCTAGCTCTTAATAGTATCTGTATAAAGAATCTATTAAGATTCACACGTTGTACTAGAGAGTGTGTATTAGTACACATAGCTACTATAGGATTCCTTAGAAAGTAATCTTTAGCTTCTGTAGATACTCTAGTTTCTATTATCTTAGCAACATGTGCTACTAAGTCTATATCGTTATCTTGCCTCTTGAACCAATTAACAGGTTCTTTATGTTCTATCTCAACATCTGCAACATCGGTTACTATATTAGCAGCTGAAGTGGATATGTTATTTTCTAGCATAGCAGATCCTTAGTCTTAAAGAGTGGAGTACATAGTATAACGAACTTATCTATTAACTCCACTTTAGTTATAGTGTATTTATTTCTTTCGGTTTTCTTAAGACGCTTAGTAGCAATATTACAAGCATCTGGTATATTGTCAGTTTCCACAGTATGCGTCATAGTTTCGTACGTTAAAGTATTCTTAAACTCTACATCATACTGATTCATAAGTTACTTCTCCTTTTTCTTAGTATTAGTATTCTCACTAGTCTTAGATAACTCTTTTACTCTAGCATCATACCACCATGGTCTATATAACTCTTTTCTCATTTTTAAAAGATCTACAGTATTAAGATATGGTACTGGATGTGAATATTGGTTAAGTGTCCAATATCCTCTAGTATCTAATAGGATATTCCAATCATAACCTAGTTTCTTAATATCTTCATAGAGTTCAGCTGGAGTACACATAAGTCCACTCTCTATAACCATTCTATGGTATGTAGCTAGTTGTAATAACTCAGCTGTTATATTAACAGCTCTTCTAAGTTTAGGATCAGTATCTAATTTAGATCTTACAGTAGTTCTAGATAGTGATACTTCTGGATATATATCTAAAGCATAGCTTCTATCAGAACCTGTTATACCGAATCCAGGTGTACCTGATTTATTCTGTCTTAAGAAGTGAAACTCTGTTAGAGATGGTAGTACACCTTCAGATTGTGAAATAAGTACTTCTATATTACCACCAGATGGACCTGATTTAGATCTTAACGTAGTTAATGTAACTTTATTAAGATCTGCTTTAGTAATATCATTAGGGTCTTTAGGATACTCTGGACCTTTAGTACCTTGGTTATAGAATAGGCTACCAGTATGTGCTTGATAAGCTATATTAGTAAGAAAACTAAACTTACTGCCTACTGATTTAATACTATCACCTGTCTTAAGGAATTGTAATTTCTTAGAAGGTTCTTCCCAAGGTTGCATGCCCATATTAACCTTGTCTCCAGTATGAGCTGTTAATGTAATATAGGTACTAGATGCAGGGCATCTACCTGGTAACTGACTTAAGAACTTAGTTTTAAAGTTACCTTGTTTCATAGCGTATGTATTAGTATCTTTAGAATCTAAATCCCCAGATAGCATCTCAGCAACTGAAGCTGCTTCAAACTCTGTAAAACTATCTATCTCTACAAACGTAGGTCTAGGTATAGACATAGGTTTATGTGTATAAGGATCCAATATACACTCTATAGTAACATAGTCTTTCTTATCTTTTTGTTTCTCTTCCATATACTCGAATAGTTTATCTCCCCATTCATTAGCAGGTAGAGAAGATTTATCCATAATGGTCCATATAGGGTCATTACCTTGTATAGTACCTTCTCCTAGAGAAGGAAATTGAGCTGCAAAGTGCTCTAGTCTATCGAAGCTTATATTAACTTCAGTATCATAAGTTAATATATAAGTTTTAGTAGCTTCTGCTATCTTACTAGCAGCTGATAGAGTCATATAGTGTATAAGAGTACTTTTAAAGTTATTACCAGCACCTACTACACCAACTACTTGTCCTAATCCACCATTATAGAGTGTCTCACCTTTAGCTCCTGTTATGATAGAAGCTGTTGGTATATCCATTAGACAACCTACTGGTATATATATTTTTGGTTTAGCTCTATTATCCATAGCAAAATTAAACATTCCAGCCATAATTATTTTATTAAACTCCTTTAGCATATCAAAATTTTATATTCAATGTTTATTAAGTTTTTATAAAAAGTATCCTACCTAAAGCTTAGATACCTGATTTTCAACATACATTAGATAAGGAACCTCTGATGAAAAATATTTATAAAACATATAAAATATCTAAAGAGTTAACCCCTGATATGAAATATGCTATAGAGCAACTAACAGCTAATCAAGAAGGTTTTGGTAGCTTTCTAGTAGACGCTTCTAACTTCTTTAAGAAGAAAATAGATGCTATCAGAGGTGTGTTTGGTCTTAATAGTAAAAATGATACTAAAGAGATCTCTAAAGAGTCTAGTAAACTATATAAAGATTTACAAAGCTATGATAAGCTAGTAAAATCTATAGGTAGTAAACAAGATAAATATGATGCTGTATCTAGTATTATAGTACCTTGGATACCAGGTGTTAAATCAGATCTATATACACTAGTTACTGGATTAAAATCAAATGTATCTGGTATATACGATAATGGTTTACCATACTTAGAAGAAGCAGATACGTTCTTAGCTAAACTATTAGGAGATGAAGAGTATGCTACTTCTGTAATACCTAATAAAGAACTACTAGGTAAACTAAGTAGTTATAAAGATAGCACTACTAAATATCTTACAGATGTTATAGATGGTAGAACACTTATGGATAATAGAGAGCTTAAAGATGTAATACCTAACTTTAGCTCTGTAGAAGTTATACATAATAGCTTTAAAGATATGATAGTAGCTAAAGAGCTAGAGAATGTACAACAAGTGTTTAATAAAGCAGAATCATTAGCAGCTAGAGCTAAAGAACTTTATAATAGAGTACAATCTAAAGACTTTACTATAAGCACAGTAAGAGCTAAAGAGATGGGTCCATTACTACAAGACTCAGCTGCTATAGTAACTAACATAGGTGCTATAGTAAGATTACTAGATGCTGGTGTTACTGTACATAAAGCAATACTTCAAAAACTAGATAAGTTAATATAAAAAAAATAAAAGTATACTATAGAGAGATCCTATATAGGAT